CTGGGGATTTGTCATGATAATGATGGGGATGAGATGAAGATGACACATCCGATTTCCCCGCGCGTCTACAAGCTGTTGAAGAATACTGACTTAGACAGCTTGTCTGATGATGATTTGATCCTTGTAGGCAATCCAATCACCATTGAAGAGCTGAATCGAGAAGAACTTCAGAGATTAGTGCTCGTTCAACTGGCGAGACTCAGCGTAAAACAGGAATGGAACGGGTTGTTAGGATGAGATCTGAAGACAGAAAGCCCTCCAAGAGGGTCTTCCCATTGTTGCAGAACCTCGACCTAGATACGGTAACATTCGATCAGATCCAGAATACAGGCAATCCCATCACCATTCAGGACATGAACGAGCAGGAAATGTATGATCTCGTTTTGGTGAATCTGGCGCGTTTGGTTTGCTCCGGGGAATGGTCGGGCTTGTTGTCAGCTGGAGGTGGGGCCTACAATTTAGCAGTTGAACCGTGGACGAGTGCCGACGGGGAAATGAATTCGTTTTCACCCGCCGCCACATACGCTCGAGATACAGACATCGAGTCATTCGCTGAGGGGTTATTCCTCATTCCTTTCTTGGCACCATCGGCGGATGCGGTTGATGCCTTCAGCATTCATTCGTTTGATACAGTCTCAACCGGCCCGCTTGCGGGGATCTACTCCTCGAATGATGACGGGACTCCTGACGCCTTGCAGGTCAGCTGTCAATTTAGCACCTCGTCCGGTTTGGAAACACAGACCTCACTGTCGGGAAGTCTGACCTTCACTACGGGCGATCTCTATTATCTGGCTTTCATCCAATCCCAAGCATCTCAACGGTTCTATACGGTTAATACCGGAATCGAAGGGGCTTCCGTTTCGGTCTTCCCTCAAGAAGACCCAACGACGGGCGGGGATCTCAGCAAGAGTTTCGTCGTATGGTTCGACGCAGGGATAACCGCATTCCCCGCCAGCATCACGGTTGGTAACTTCTCGTTAGTCTCAAGCGATTTTCCTAATATCCAATATCGGGTGAGTTAGATGACGACATGGGAGAATGTGCGATATTTACGCGATAAGTGGCTCGCCAAAACGGACTTTCACTTTCTTTCAGATAATAGCGGGTCTGATGAATTGAAGGAACACCGACAATTCTTGCGTGATGTGCCACAAAATTATGACACTCCCGATGAAGCCCTTATCGCTTTGGCTGACAATCAGATTCTGGAATCAGTCCCTGAGTGATGTCGATGACCAAGAGAGAGCCGGATCAGGTCATCGAGTACCGCATCAGCCTCCAAGACAAATTGAACGAGCAGGTCGATTCCGCGATCGCCGCGTACCAGATCAACAAGGTGGCCACTCCTCTCGTAGCTCTTCTCAGCGACGTCTCAGCTATGGCGTTCATTACTGGGATGCTGGAGGCAGCAGGCGTCATCGATCTCGACAAGGGTCTGCTCGCTCGGATTGCCGCCGGCGCGTTTGAAACTTACGAGGAAGCGATGGCATTCATTGAAGGCGTCGCCGACGATCCTGTCGAGGCTGGGACTCAAGCAGGGAAGAAGGTCACTGGTCCGCTCGTCAAAGTGTGGGTTTGGATGATGACCTCTGGACGCATCCTAATCGAAGAAAAGACGTAAAATCTCGATATCGAGGATATCGGACTCACTGGGAGGGGTGCTGCTGCTCGTCGACGAGGGGGGGGATGGGGGTATCATCCTTGATATTCTCACAAATACAGCCTTCGACCGGAGATCCACAGATTAAGCAGATCATCCACAACGTCTCATCGCACCACTCGGCCAGCTCTAATTCCGCCTCGTGTTCCTCTTGCATGAAGTCCCAGCCCCCCCAGTGATCGACCCAAGACCAGAATTGAGAGTTATTCATGTTTTCATCAATCCTTCTCAATGGTATACCATTTAGAATACTTGGCAGGCATAATTTCGCGTGCTCGGCCACGCGCATGCAGGACACTGACATGCGGCAATCTCTCGAAGACTCTGGTCTTTGGATTTCGATAATAGCAGGCGTACAATTCACATTTCGGTAATGTCATTCAATCATCCTCACAAAGACAATCCTTCAACACGGGATCGATATTGGTACAGAGAAAGCCGCAGACGTAACATCGCCAGACTTGCACACTCATCCAACCACCAACCAATCATTCTTCTCAATCATTCCACCACATCCGATCCAATCAACTCCCTGTCTGGTCGCGCATGATGATGCGCACCATGCGAAGTGGTAGACGATCACCTTGTGCCCGCAGTTCGGGCAGGCTAGACATTTACCGTTCTTCCCTGCTCTTGTATTCTTGTTGACGTTTAGAGACCGCGGTCTCGACATCAGAACCGCCCCCCACGAATGGAACGAGTCTCAGCTGCTGCTAAGACTTCGAGATATACAGCTGGGCCGTCGCCCGGATCAGAGTCACCCCTCTGGATGCACTCGATCCGATAGTTAGCCACCTTCAGATCCTTTTCGAGCTTGCGCGTCTTACGATCTTGCAGTTCTGCTTTCGCGGCGTCATTTCGGTTCTTCTTCGTGTGTTCGTTGTAGAGGACAAGGGCAGAGCAGACCTTCGCACTCTTCTGACCCTTTGTGAATCCCTGATACACCTTCAGAGCCTCATGATCGAGTGAGACTGTCACTACCCACCTCCCTGCTTTTCTAATCGGCATGAGTGACCCTAGAAGAGATGGTACTTAACATTTGTTAACCATCGCCGGAGCGACTGAACCGGTTATGCTTGCATAACAGGTTCGCGCATCAGCATGCGCACTGGAAAGACTCCGTTTTTCACAAGGACGATAAGCATTTGGAGAGAGGTGCCCGAGAATGTCCTGTTCGACATGATTATGGGGGTTGCACGGCCGTTGCATGGTCGGTACACGGCGGTTGCACGGACATGGTAGTACTAGAAACCGCAATTTTGGCCGGATTAATGCTCCTAAACCTCTGTGCAATCGGCTTTCTAGCTCATTGGATCAGGATGCACCTCGAAATCGGATTACAAGACATCGATGAGAAGCTTGCAATCGCGATTACAGCTCTGATCGACAAGCTAATGTCTGGCAATCTTGGGGAGTTCGAGCCGCCGAACCCGATACAGGGCGCCATCGCGCAGCTAATTCAAGGAATGGCGCAGCAGAAGATGAACACGATCAACGCCACGGTCACCGAACGTGGCCCGGATGGACAATTTACGCCGCCTGAATCGTTCACATGATAATTATAAGCCTTCTTTCTTAACAGAATGGACATGGCACGCAGAAAGAAAGCAACACGCCGAAGATCACCGAAGACAATCAGTCTTCTGAACATAGCAGAGAGCTACGCTTACGCGAGCGTCCTCACCGGCGGCGTAATGGGCAATTCTCCGATCGGCGTTCTCGGATTCGACGGATCAGCGGGCGGCGCTTACGGCATGGCGACCACCAACGGCACAGGCGGCGCGATGACACTCACCTCGATCGTCTCTGACCCCGGAACAAGCTTCGATGCGATGTCTGCAAACTTCATGTCCAACTATCAGGCGATGGCCGTGAGCTCTATCGGCATCGCTCTGACCTTCAAATTCGCCAAGAAGCTCCTACGCAAGCCCATATCTAACATAAACAGAAATTTGGCGAAGCCTTTGGGCATCGGCGTGAGGCTGTGATCCTATGGCAACGAACACCGTAACCGGAAACCTCGTGTGCTCGGATGGGACAAACATCCCGCTCAAGACAGAAATCGCAGAAGGATCGGAAACCTCTCTCGGAACAGATAGTGCATACACAATCGTTTCACAGAATGTCGGAGATTTCGCACCCGGAAAGACCGTCATCGGCGGTCTGGTGTCTTGTGATAACGGTGTAGGCTACTGCTACATTCTCTCGCAGGGCCTCGTTGCGGCAATCGTGCCATGGAGCACGAAGGGCGCGGTCTCTGATGGTCAGCCAGCATTCTGCCAACCATACACGCTCAAGGCCGGAGACATCGTAAAATGCATGAATCAGACTGCGGCGGATCGCGGAGCATCAGCAGCCGTCTACACGGCTCGCGGAGTCTCGCGTATCTTCCATGTTACACCGACTGGTGGAGCTACAAACGAATTAGTCGATCTGCAAACTGGCAACTCGATCGGAAACACGCTCCAAGGCGACCGGATCACGAAATGGTTCGGGACTTCTGTCGACGGCCTCTTGATCGAGACGCAGGGCTTCTACGCCGTCGACGCTCTCGGTAACGTCGTCGGTTCTTGCAGCGCAACAGACCCCGTCACTCAACAACCGGGCTTTGCATTCGCCTCTGTGCCGATCCAACTGAACTACAAGTTCCAGTTCCTGACAAACGCATGAGGGTGATGACTTGCGTAAGATGACGAAGGCTCAAGGCCGGCGAAGACTGGCGGAAATACTCTCGAAGTCAAAGAAGCTCTACATGAGGGGCTATATCTCGACGAAGGATCTTGATGCAATCGAGCGCATAGTCAAGACTCGCTCAAAGAAGATATGCTGAGGACCGGCCAATGGTGCAAGTACCTCATCTCGATCTGTCTGGCTATGGCGGCCAAGCCGCTCTTCCTGCTGGGTATCAACCCTCAGACTTTCCTGCGGTAGACTACACTCCCCCATTTGTCGGCGGTAATGGTGCTAATGGAGGCACGCCAGCAGCGCCAACCGTCGGCATCCCTGACAACTTCTGGGGATTTGTCATGATAATGATGGGGATGAGATGAAGATGACACATCCGATTTCCCCGCGCGTCTACAAGCTGTTGAAGAATACTGACT